TGACCACGATGACTTCAGAGACCAGGGAAACATTTGAAGCTCCACCACCACCTCCGCCGCCGTTCTTAACGTCAAAGCAAATTGTTTTACCGTTGGAAATGATTCTCTACATGGCGAAATTTATGAAATTCGAAGATTATCGGAGCTTCATCCAATCACTTTGGCCCAACAACGACGAATGTGACATGGTCCGAAGGGAGCTGTGGAAACTCTCAACCTACCAATGTGAAACTGAGTTCCTGAACGGAAAACAATTGCAAGTGGAATATAACTTCGATCCCGCGAGAAGAGCAGAAGATCGACTTCTCATCAATGTGGACTATTTGTTACCCGCGATCGGGTATAGTGTGCCTCCAGATATGGACGAATTTATAAATCTAACGAACTTAATAGATTTTGTCAGAATGCAACTTCCTTTGAATATGTGTTCGAACTTCCAGCACGCCTCTTGCCCGTGTCACCTGGGAAACTTTGATGAGGGACGGGCTGCTGAAGCATTGGACGCGTGTGAATATGGACATCATCATCATTACTGCCAAGAACACGTTGCACAGTGGATGATTTTTTCTCTGGGTATGGTGATTGTGCACCATCAAGAAGGAGATGCTTTGGATGATGAGGTCATCGAAGGATACTTGTATTTTCTGAATAATGAAGTTCGTTTCCAAGAGTCAGATGTGCATATTTGGGGTTCATTGAATATCACAGTGCCTCAGGAACCGATGTAGCAAATATGGCAGCCACAGTGAATAGATTTAGAAATTCAAATAAGTGCTAATAACTCGCGGTATTCAAGAAAGGTCATCATCAAATTCATTGTTTAAACATTTACATGAACTCTGGCCAATTGTTTAGCGTAATTAATTCATTTATTCAAAATGTCTACCTATTCTTCACCTTGTTACTTGTTCCTGTAGAATTATGAAAAGCATGCGATGTAAGCATGACTCCATTTCTCATGTATCAAAACCGTGGCATAAGTGTCATTGAACTAAGTTCAAACCTAGATAAATAAAACATTTACTAGAACAAACATTGTTACCTAATTCCTAAGAAGAGGGTTGTGTGAACACGGTTATACATTTTTTTTTTCCACGTGGAGTCTCTTCAGAGTTTCAGAATAAAGGCACAACTGCACTGGGCACTATACATTTTCTCGAACGCCTTGAGCTCTTTGGCCGAAATTCATTCTGCGTACGTTAGGTTGCAATTATTATTTGGAAGTCTGCTTGTGCGGCACGTGCATTGTCCGGACGTCCTGCTGCTAATAGGATCATTCAAAAGTCAAAACCTGGAAGCCAACCGTGATTTATTTGTATAAATTCAAATTAAGGAACTTATTATCGGGTATGAATTGGCTAATCCGATAATTTAGATGTCATCGTTGGGAGCCGGCCGTGATTAGAATGCATATATTCCAAGGAAGGAACTTATTGCGTATGAAACGACCGAGTATAAAATTAAAAACCGACAGGTCTACTGGCCTGTCCTAAGGTACCGACTTAAGGTGCAAGACATATCGGTGATCCGCGTGGTATGCAGATACAGAAAATCGAGTGAAACAAAGTGCGCGTGGCCTCGTGTGACCACGATGACTTCAGAGACAAGTAAAACATCTGGAGCTCCACCACCACCTCCGCCGCCGTTCTTAACGTCAAAGCAAATTGTTTTACCGTTAGAAATGATTCTCTACATGGCGAAATTTATGAAATTCGAAGATTATCGGAGCTTCATCCAATCACTTTGGCCCAACAACGACGAATGTGACATGGTCCGAAGGGAGCTGTGGAAACTCTCAACCTACCAATGTGAAACTGAGTTCCTGAACGGAAACCAATTGCAAGTGGAATATAACTTCGATCCCGCGAGAAGAGCAGAAGATCGACTTCTCATCAATGTGGACTATTTGTTGCCCGCAATCGGATATAGTGTCCCTCCAGATATGGATGAATTTATAAATCTAACGAACTTAATAGATTTTGTCAGAATGCAACTCCCTTTGAATATGTGTTCGAACTTCCAGCACGCCTCTTGCCCGTGTCACCTGGGAAACTTTGATGAGGGACGGGCTGCTGACGCATCGTTTGTGAAGCCCGCATTGGAATCGTGTGAATATGGTCATCATCATCACTACTGCCAAGAACACGTTGTACAATGGATGATCTTTTCTCTGGGTATTGTGATTGTGCACCAACAAGTTGGAGATGCTTTGGATGATGAGGTCATCGAAGGATACTTGTATTTTCTCAATAATGGAGTTTGTTTTCAAGAGTCAAAAGTGCATATTTGGGGTTCAATAACTATCCCAGAGCCTCAGGAACCGATGTAGCAAATATGGCAGCCACAGTGAATAGATCGCGAAGTAAGAACTGCTTCGACGAATATCTTTCTGCTCTAACATGACGTCTTGTCAGTTCAAATCCAACGGTAACAGAACATGACTTTGTACCGCGTCTACAAAGTTATTGCTAGGTCATACAGCAAACATTGTGACAGATTATATCAGATAATTGAATGGCAGGCAGTCACTACCGCCACTACGCCACTATGGCATCACAGTATCTACCCGCGTCGTGTTTTTCTTTATCTTGTTATTAACGAACTCTAACGAGCCGGGCTTAATAAAATGTTATCAAGTTTGATCTCAGGCCCCATCCAATTAGGTTTCATTGGGTGAGTCCGTCAATCTAGATCCAGAAAAGACATAATTAAACTAGAAAAAATAGTAATAAAATACTATACTAAATTTTACCTAATGAACCGAATATACATAAATAACAATGATATATTCATGCTAATCAATAACAATGCAGCCACAATCAAATCGAGAACGTTGTATTTATGCTAATTAAGATAAATAAAGTCACATTGATGAATACGAATGTTTTATTTATGCTCATGGCAGACAAATAAAGTCGTTAAATAAGAATAACTTTGATGATTGAAGCCTAAGTATGTAGTCGTCACGTTTAAAGTCTGGAATAGTTGTCCAACTTTTTTTTAGGTTGGGTCCCCGAGGGAAGCACCACCTTTCACGGGCTTACGCGATGGATAGGACGACGCTGCTGTACCAAATTTCATGTAGAATCGAAGTATGTAAATAGCAACGAAGGTTCACAGAGTGTAGCTCAAAATGGATGACCTGCTGGAAAGACTCGTGGGTAAAGAGTTATCTTGGAAGCACCAGAAGTATATTCTCAGGCGGTACAAATTTTGAAGTTACTGCTTTGGACGGATGGTCCAGTTTGCATCCAATGTTTCATTCCGCCAGAATGTTTCTACTTTTACGAAACAACACAGTTCACTCTCAAAAGACGCAAGTGCAACTTCGGGATTAGCTGCTTTACCGAGTGCTCCAGAAATCGCTATGGTGACTCGTGACAATTTTAATAGTTCTTGAAAGTGACAAGTTTGTGCTCATTATCAACACGACAAATCTGGTGAAGATTCGCAGAATTCCGCCACCAATAGGATGATTTAGATGTCGAAACTTTTGAGACAATCGAAATTTAAATATATATTTAAATATATATTCAAAGGCAGGTACTTATTGGACATGCTTGCATTCAAATTGAGGATTTTACTGGCTATGAAACGGCTAATAGAACAATTTAGATGTGAGGACTTGGAAACCAGTCGTGCTTTGAATAAATATATACCAACTAAGGAACTTATTGGCTCTGAATCGTTGGAATATAAAATAAAAAACGACTAGTCCTGAGGTACCGGCTCAAGGTGGAAGACGTATCGGTGATCAGCGTGTTATCGAGATACAGAAAATCGAGTGAAACAAAGTATACGTGTTTTCGTGTGACCGCGATGACTTCTGAGACAAGCAACACATCTGGAGCTCCACCACGACCTCCGCCGTCGTTCTTAACGTCAAAGCAAATTGTTTTACCGTTGGAAATGATTCTCTACATGGCGAAATATCTCGAATTCGAAGATTATCGACGTTTCATCAAATCACTTTGGCCCAACAACGACGAATGTGAGATGGTCCGAAGGGAACTGTGGAAACTCTCAACTCACCAATTTGCAACTAAGTTCCTGAACGGAAAACCATTGAAGGTGGAATATAACTTCGACCCTGCGAGAATAGAAGAAGATCGAATCCTTATCAACGTCGACCAATTTTTACCTGCAATCGGATATGCTGTTCCTCCAGATATGGATAAATTTATAAATCTAACGAGCTTAACACATTTCATCAGAACACAACAAGCTTGGAATACGTGTGCGAACTTACGACTAGCCTCTTGCCCGTGTCACCTGACAATCTACGATGAGGGACGGGCTGCCTTCGCACGGTTTGTTAAGCCTCCAGAAGACGCCTGTCAACATGGACATTATCATCATTACTGCCCAGAACACGTTGTACAGTGGATGGAGTATATTCTGGGTTTTGTCATTCCGCACCTACATGTAGGAGATCCTTTGGATGATGACGAGATCGAAGAAAACTTGTTTTTTCTGGATGCCGAAGTTCGTTTTCGAGGGTCAGAAATGATTATGTATGGGATTCACCATAATTACTAAAGTGCCTCAAGAACCGATGTAGCAAATATGGCAGCCACAGTGAATCGATATCGAAGTAAGAACTGCTTCAACGAACATTTTTCTGCTCTAACTCGACGTCTTGTCAGTTCAATTCCAAAGGCAACAGGACATGACTTCGTACCGAGTCTACAAAGTTATTCCTAGGTCATACACCAGGCATTGTGACGGATTGTATCAGGGAATTGAATGGCAGGCAGTAACTACGGCCACTGGGGTATCACAGTGTCCACCCGCCTTGTGCTTTTGTTATTATGTTGTTAACAAACTTAAATAAACCAGGCTTCAAAGAAATGTTATCTGAGGCCTCATAAAATGGAGTTTCATTGGTTAATTCCGTGAATCAGAATCGAGGAAAAATAAACGTAAACCTTAAAAAAGTAATAAATTACTATTTTTCAATGTACAGGAAAACCCATCTACAAGCATAAAAAAGTAATAAAATTCTATACTTGAATTCATAGGAAAAATAAATTTTATCGATAAACGAGTAATAAAATACTAAGTTTGACCTCGTAAAACAGAAACATACACTTAACGGAGTGTCCTAATTATGCTAATGAAGAAAAATAAAGTCGTAAAATAAGAATAGCCTTGATAAAATAAGTAAGATAAGTAGTGGTCAAGTTTAAAGTATAGATTCATCGATTCGATTCCGAGACACTTGGCGATGTCGCCATCGATGGACAGGTGGCCGAGTTCCGGAAAGTTTCGACTGCAACGTTCGTTGCTCCAAGTTTCGAAGGAGGGCTAAGAAACAATCTTAAACGCACCAGAAGTGTGGTGCAATAATTTGTCACGAAATAAATCAAAGACAATATCAAGTAAAATGATTATTTATTCACTAAATATTCTTATTTCTAACATTAAATTTTGGTTTCAAGTTCCTTAGGGAGTGGCGACAAATAGTTGAACGCGCTTGTGGTCACATTTGGTTGTAGCCGATGACGTTAACGTAGAGAAGCGAGTAGACGTCGCTGCAATACGTTGCAATCATACGTTATCACAGTTTGGTGGAGGGTCCGTAGAAAAAATGTCCAAACGTTCGTCAGGTAAGCAGCGTCTGTCGACGCAGGTGTCTAGAAAAAAGCGGTAGCCTGTTGGGCACGTAGGTTCCCATAAATCGCTCAGGGACCGGCAAGACGCCCTGCCCACGAAGACAGCGATGAGCAGCGCCATCAGGAGCACTAGAGAGCCAGCACCGAAGAATTTCATTTTGCAGATTCTGTAACAAGAACGAAATTGATTCCATTAGAATTTGATGCTCACAGAATACGAAGTTTTGGTGTAGGTCCTTATTGCAACAGCACTTACCTTATTGCGTTATGGAGTTAACAAAAACAATAGCGAACGACTGTCTCGTAGGGTGTCCTCTGGTTGACTGTGGAATCAAGTGCAGTCATACGATCATTTATACAGCCCCAGCACGGCTTATCAGCTTTACGTAGAAACCTATGACGTTGGTTCTTATCTACATTTGCGTCCAATTATATTTCACTATTTATTGTAATAAATAATTTATATTGCGTCGTTTGTTACAATCAATAACTTCTGGACTTTCCTGTTGGATTGATTACGCTTTCGGTCGCAATGCCTATCCGTTGCCAGGCACAGTTACTCATCATGAAAAACTTAAACGCTTCATATTGTGCAAGCGACGGTTTACTGGGGCATGATGTTTCACTACAAACGTGAGATAATCTCTTGTGGCATTGCTTAGAAAAGAAGTCCCGATCGTTGGCTACAAAAACTTTTGATGCAATCTTTGCTGGAGGCAGCAGCGACAACATTAGAATTTTGTTCTATGAAACGTTGTTGACGTTGACAATGACGACGGTGGTTGTGGTGATGCTGGTTCAACTTATTCCTTTCTTTGGTCCTTTGCCTAACAACAGCTTTATTTTTACGTTATCGTGTAACAGTCAACGAGGCTCACAGTAGGTGAAGAGTCAGGATTGTTTGCGTTTTTCCTTAACCCGTTAACCCGTGGATGACGTCTGGTTGTGGTTAAAATATATTTCAATTTATCGCTTGCACTACATGAAAAATCCTGTATTCAGTATCCTTTTGACTCAATGTTTGGACGTGCTCGGTCTTCCGTGTGGTTACGAGAAACAGAATAAACATAAACGTCGCGAGTTTAAGTGTGATCGTGATGAACCGCCAAGAAGAACAAACGTGGCAGGCTCCACCGTGCTTAACATCAAAGCGAATTGTTTTACCAACCGACATCATTCTCTACATGTCTAAATTCCTGAGCTTCGTAGACTATCGCAATTTGATCAGGTCACTTTGGCCGAACGGCGGAGGAGGCGAGATATTCCGTGAAAAATTGTGGAGAATGTCTACTTACAGAGCGACGACTAGGTTCATAAACGGAGAACAATTGATAATAGAATATAACTACGATCCGTTAAGAAAAGAAGGAGAACGAATGCTCATCAATATGGACTCTTTGTCAGCTGTCTTCGGTGGCATCTTCGTCCCAGCGGGAGAAAAATTCGTAAGCATAGAGAAGTGCAAAAACTTTGTTGAAATGCACGTTCACTTGGACTTGTGTTCCCACCGTCGCCATGCCTCCTGCCCGTGTCACATCCCGAACCTCACCATCCGGAAAGCTGTAGTGTTTGTCAAGCCTTTACTCAGCGTTTGTGAATATGGACATTATCATCACTACTGCTCGCAACACGTTCGTTACTGGATGAACTTTTTCATGGATTCTTCCATTCTACTTGGCGAAGAGGGAGGTAAAAGATTCTTCGATTTTCTAGATACAACAGTTTACTTTAAAGGAACAGAAATGAAGCTTCGGGATCCCCATCTCCACATCAGAATGACGTAGAAATCTAAGCAGTGACTTATGGCAACGACGATCGACAAAATTACGACAATTGACGAACTGTTGCAGGCTGTTGCGTCACAGTGTGTTCAAACCACTGAGGTATTTAATTTTATGTATAAGCAATCTAATTAGTGTCACTTGCTCATGTAAATAATTATAAATTGTCATATCAAACATATTTAATTTTGTTTTTTTCTGTCTATACCCTTGTACCTCAAAATTATTGAAACCTTGAACATAAAAACAAGCAGAAGGTTGAATCTGTCAAAGACACCTACATAAATGCATCAGAAATATGAAGTAACGAAGCAGATACAAAATAAAACAAAGGTTTATTCAGTGGAATGTATTTTTATTGACAACATCTTGTAACTCTTAACAATCAACATTCGTTTCGAGGGAGAATGATCGGTTGAGAACGCGAGTACAAGTTGCTAAAATGAATAATTACATGAAATCACAGTCTGGGAGCAATTCAGGATACTTTGGTCCATTATCTTGAAAACAACGCGGATCAACGCACATGTCGTCGATCAGGGTGAAGCCTTCTGGACATTGACCGCCCATTAGGAATTCCTCGTCCCAGTACGACGCGCTGTTCTCGGGATACTGCTCGTCCCAGCTCGACGCCCTGCTCATGGAGACAGCGATGAGCAGAGCCATCAGAAGCATCGGAGTGTTGACGCCAAATAATTTCATTATGCAAATTCTGAAAAAAGAACGAAATTAATGTTGCAAACGTTTGACACTCACGAAATACGAATGTTTGGAGGGACTATTTGCGAAAAACCACTTAGCTTACTTTTTTTATTGCACGAATAAAGACAGCGAGCAAACGACTCGTTAGTACGGTGTTATCTGATCGAATGAAGTTCAAACAAAGGGAGGCGCCGTTCCGGACCACCGACCACCCAACTCGTTAGTATTTTCCTTAAAGCTCTCCGATAACAAACAATGGTTGATGGTGGTGCGTGTCACTTGTGTCTATTTCTGTCCTAGTTTAGCAATTGAAGCGACGACGTCCACTACTTGCGATTAATGTGTTTATGGAATTGAATAATGACTGTCGCGACCAGAAATATGTTGTATTTTGTATCCTTGTGTCTCAACGTTCGGACGTGATCAGCACTTAGCGTGGTTGCAAGAAATAAAAGAAAAGTAAACGTCGCGGGTTATCGTGCGATAGTGATGGACCGCCGAGAAGAGGAAACGCGGGAGGCTGCACCGCCGCCGTGTTTAACATCAAAGCGAATTGTTTTACCGATCGAGCTAATTCTCTACTTGGCTGAGTTTCTAAGCTTCGTGGACTATCGCAGTTTCATCCGTTCGCTCTGGCCCAACAACGATGAGAGCCCCATTTTTCGTGAAAAGTTGTGGAAAATGTCATCTCACAAGAGCAAGACTGTGTTTATGAACCGGCAAATATTGGAACTAGAATATAACTTCGATCCATCAAGAAAACGAGATGATCGTTACCTCTTCAATTTGGATTCATTGTCGCCTGTATTCGGTGGGATCAGCTTTCCGTTCGAGGATAAATTCGTAAACAAAGCAACGTGCAAAGCTTTGATTGAGATGCACGTTCATTTGAACATGTGTACGGCTGGTGAGTATGCGTCCTGCGCGTGTCACATGCTCACACTCGACCGCCGAATAGCTCCAGCGATTGGTATACCTCCACGCGGCACCTGTAAATACCGGCATTTCCACCATTATTGCTCGCAACACGTCAAACAATGGCTTCAATTCACTACGGATCGTTTGATCAAAGGCGTAAGACATTTGTCTACAGGATGCATTCTTTCATTACTGGATAACTCATTTTACTTTCGAGCCGAGCCATCTGCCAGGGGACGGCGCCTGCAGTAACGAAGTTCACGGTAATGAGAAGAGTAATGGAGGCTGGTTGCTCAGGGAAGTACTGCGAGTTCGACTCGACTCGCTGGCTGGGAAGAAAGCGATGATGAACAGCATCATTGGGAACATTCGAGCGTTAACTCAAAGTCGATGTTTCAATGTTTGGTCATAAAGTTAATGGATACAGTGAGCAAACGATAACACTGATTGCTTTCATTGTAGTTTGCAACAAAGGCTTTGTTGTCATCTCATTATATTACAGCTAACGAGGCCCATTATGGGTGCCGATAAACATGTGTTGTTTTCCCAGAACTGATAAGGCACGAATGACCTGTGGTTGGGGTAAATGTTGCTCGACTGGGGTTATCGCTGCCGCAACTGGGAATTTCCTGTATTGTGTGTTATAAAGTCGCAGCGTTCGGTCGTGTTCGAAATATTGTGTGGTTAGAAACAAAAGAAACGTGTAACATCGCTGACTTTCGTGTGATCGTAATGGACCGCCAAGAAGAAGAAGAAACATCGGAGGCTGCACCGCTGCCGTGCTCAACATCGAAGCAAACTGTTTTGCCGATGAACGAGATTCTCGAAATGGCTAAATCGCTGAGCTTTGAAGACTATCGCAGTTTTGTTCGGTCACTTTGGCTGACCGACGACGAAAGAGAATATATTGTTCGTGACCAACTGTGGAAGATGTCCACGCACAGGATCACGACTACGTTTATAAACGGGAACCGATTGGACATAGAATACAACTACGACGGAGCAAGGAAACGAAAAGATCGCTACCTCGTCAACATGGATTCTTTGTCACCTATATTCGGTGGGATGAGCGTTCCATGGAAAGAAAAATTCGTAAGCATATCGACCTGCACAGATTTTATTGAAATGCACGTTCACTTGAACATGTGCTCGGGCGGTAGATATTCTTCCTGCGCCTGCCCCGGAGAGACACTCGTCGGCAAGAGAATCCTAACATGTGCGGAGCATTCAGAGGTCACGTGTAAGTACGAGCACGTGCATCACTATTGCGCACAACACGTTAGACAATGGTTGCTTTTGATCCTGGATTCATCGATTATACACTCAGAAAATATTACAGAAAAGTTCCTTGATTTGTTAAGGAACACGATTTACGTTCGAGCCAAATCCCGTAGACATTTTCAGCATCCAGAGTGGCGAGTCCGACGGGAATTAGTGCAAGCCGATGATAAAGGAGTGAGTTCGTAACACACCAGCGTCGAATCTAAATGTAATTTAATTAATGTCAGGCGGTTTTGTTCATTGTAGTAAATTCATTCATCGAACCTAATTCTTAGTGTTTTTCTGTATAAGCTGTAATAAATAAATGCATCCGCAAGCTGTTGATTGTGTTTTTCTCTGTAAATAGTGCTCAAGGTGATCCGTCAGTCTGTCACTTACAAAGTAGACACACGTTGTTACCAGACACGCTATTGAGGAAAAAAAGGTGACGCGTTATTCTCTGCGTCGCTAAGAGAACAGCGAGACACTCTTCTTTTCCTTAGAATACTAAGCCGGTCCGAAAACAACGTGTATCTTGACTGTGTTCTTCGAGTTTCGAAACGGTTGTCTGCACCGTTTACCCTAAATCCTGAAATGAGAAGTAACTTCCTACCAGCGATACATGCCTACGCTGTCCCCAAACATCAGTCATGTGCATGAAACAATAAGGAAAATGTGCAAAAGGTTATAAAAATCTGAAACCAATCAACCTATCATGGCGAAGACGCCAGTACAAAATGAAATAATTCATTAATTCGTCAGTTCCTGCTCAATGAAAAAAAAGTATTATCAAGTAATCATTTTTTTATTATTCTTCTCCAGCATCGAAACCCTAAAGAACAAGCTCGGCAAAAGTCGTTCTTCCTAAAACGTCAATCGATTCATCTTTCAATTCAGTCCGATTCAGACCTTTCAAAAAGTTCACAATAATATAAATGTAACTTTTAACTTTTACTGAGAATGCTGCTGCTTGGTTACGTAAGCTTTTGCAACGCAATACCATCCATACCATCGCTGGTACTGCAACTCCCACCATACTTGATACATATACGAATGATAAACATATACATTTGTCTATAAACATATATGAATATTATAAATATATGCAAATTTATGCACTAAACAACCATCGTTCAGATGATTTGAATATTGACAATTATGTAAATCGTACGTGGTCCCAGAATACAATGGTCACGACATGACGCCAGGTTCACGCAGTTTTCACGTGATTGACAAGTACTCTCCAAGTTCGCTGTAGATCTCCAACTACACCAAGTCCTCAGCATTCCGTAGTAAGAACTCCGACATTGGTCTTTCACCTGTGAGGAAGTAAACGCCGTCTCCGCGCGACAGTGCCTTATATTGGATTACCATTTCTTCTTCGAACAGATCTGCACTCTCTTTAAGCAAAATCATAGGATACAAGTAATGGTACAGCCACGAGATGACGTGGTCCGTACAGAAGTGGTGAGAGTGTCCAAATTCGCACTCGTCCACCTCAGGTTTCACGAAGTTTTCATAAGCTTCTTCGTCGCTGTCGTTGACCAGGTGACACGGGCAGGCTTGTTGATGATTTGAGCACACATTTGTAGACAAGTGCTTTTTCATCCTGTCGATTATCTTTGATACGCTTATCATGTTGCTCTCCTCTGAAGCGACGATTCCACCTATCACAGGGAATAAACAGCGCCAGTCAACGAGAACGCAGTCATTTCTTTTCCTTGATGGATCAAAAGCGTATTCTACCACTATCGGCTTTCCATTTAAAAACACAGCAACAATGCTTTGCGTTGGCAGTGCCAGTGTTACCTCTAGAGCTGTTGGTGCCATGGTGATCGCACGATGCTTTATTCCCGTTGTTCTACGATTAACGCTGTTATTTATCAAGTCACGTAAAGGACCTAACACTTCTGTCTCGTTGGATGATTCGAAGAAGACTATCTCAAAAACAAGATTGCGTTTGTTTTTATAGCCGATTCGCGCGACTTTTAAGTACCACGGATTCAAAAAATAGCCACACATTCGGATTCATAGGCCATAAAAATTTTTTTACGACTTTTGTGGCTTTTGACATTACATGCTGATGAAGTGTTACTGTTCAAACCTTTTAAAACAATCGTAAATATTTGTTTAGTATGCAAACAACAACGTCGCATCGTTATTTTATAACCGCCTGTTGACACTTTTACGACTTTTAACATTGTCCAAGAGGGCCACAGTCACCGCTGCAAACGTGACCAGTTGGTTGCAGTCCATCAATTCAATTGGGTTATACCTCCCCGGCACGACAATAGAAACGTGACTGGTCGGTCGTAGTCCATTGGACGGAGCAGTCATAGGAGATTGTTGTATATGGTTGGCGGGTTGAAATTCTTGAACTAAGTTCCAATAGTTACGATGGCTGAAGTGACGCTTGCGAGGAACTACCTCAACAGATTATAATCCATGCCGCATGCGATTTGCCACACCGCGAATCATCTTGCACCGCTCCGAACTAAATTTAACACACGGGTCATTGAATTCCGCCATGGAGGGGATCTTGGTCCATCATATTCGAGGATTGGCCTGGTGCACATTTGGCATCATTCCAAACCGTACCGTCCGTTTCATTGGAGGCGCCCTTAGAGGTTACCGTGTTCTAAAGATATTCAATGTACCTGCTGGCCTCGCTCTGGAGCGTTTAATAACTCAATCAACACAGCTGAGAACTGGTCTTGGATTCAACCCAGAAGTATTTCATTTAGTTCTGCTGGCATTGGAGCGGAGTGTTTTCGTTGTTCTGAGAGGAATTTATGACCGGATTTCCATTATAAATCGCGGAGAAAATTTGGCGGAGAAAACAGTATATAAACAAGTGCTCGTTCTCTAACCACAAGTCGAGTCTTTACATCGCTCTGAAACGCCTGTGTTTTCGTTCTTCCACAATGAGCTGTTCGAGTAAAAAGACTACTTGCGTGGTTTCGCAACTGACGCTGATCTCAGCGTCGAAGAAAACTGCTGTACCAATGGATATTATTCTCCACCTGTCCACGTATCTGAACTTGAATGACTATCGAAGTTTCGTCAAATCCATTTGGCCCAACGACGATGAAGATGATATTGTTAAAGAGAAATTGTGGCGAATGTCTACGCACCAGTTCACTGCCGCATTCATGAATGGAAAACCATTGACGATCGAGTACAACTACGACCCCTCAAGAATAAAAAAAGATCGGATTTTCTTTAATATGAACTCTTTGTTACCGGTGTTCGGAGGGGTCGCTCCTCCAACGGCGGATTTATTCACAAACGTATCAGAGTTATACGCTTTTATCGAAATGCACGTCAATTTGGATATGTGTTCGGGCGGACAACATGCCTCCTGTCATTGTCGAGAGATGAACGATGGCGACTCATGTGTCTCACTGTTCGAGCAGCGTCCAGAAAAGTGCAAACGTGGACATTTCCATCATTATTGCTCGCTGCACATCAGACACTGGTTCGATGTGTTCCTGGCGACTTTTGTGCTGCTCCGAGAAGCGGGATATGACGACGAGGATGCAACCAAACATCTCTCACGTTGCCTAAATAATGTAATTTTCTTTCAAAGGAACGATGATCTAGTTTCATATTAACTTCTCTACCGAGCGCTCTATTTGTGCAAGTACGCCGTCCAGTCATAAAATTCGTAGCTATCACTCATTCGTGTTATTTTAAATTTAAGTTATGGTTAAGGTTTAATTTAGGTTAAGAGAATCCAGACACTAACGTTCTCAACATTAAACGAATTTATCTCACTGTTCAAAAGAGTTTTTCTAATCGCCAAATTCCCAATCTACCCACAAGGTCCAGCCTTTCGGCAGAAATATAAATCCCATAAGAATGAATGAACATGACGTTTACATGATTAAGCTCTTTCACACGAATCATGATCAGACCGACGACATTCTGTCGGCGAGTGTTGCTGATAAACTTTGGCACCCGCAGCATGTGTTATCGTCGCTCCCAACAAGATTGTTCAACGATGTTATCAAATGTTTTCGTGGTCTAAATAACATTATTGGTTTCGAAAGAAGTAAGTGCGGATCCGGGAGTCCGCACTGTAATCAGCAAATACATATGCCGGCAACGGCATCCTAAACGCCAATTTAAGTGCGTGGACAGAAATTTTACGACCCAATTGATATCGACGATCACTTAAGGAAACGGAATATTATTATTATTATGGATATCAATGAGATATTTATGATAATCATGCACAACAATGCTGATCGGTTGGACAAGTTTAAACCCATGGATCAGTCAGTCTGGTGATGTCTGGCACATGAAGTGGGTGTCTGTTTGACGTCAGTGATTATCTGGACATATTGTAAAAATTATCTATTCATGTTGTTGTCCGACTCAACAAACAGGCGGATGCGTACAACGAGAACAGTCCTCTGCCCACTGTGGCGGCCATCGCAGTAGTGTCGCTTAGTTTCTTTCCCGGATTTAAAATTTGTACGTGTGAAATTGTGAAAAGCAAGAGCTAAGAAGAAGTTGAACTTTTTATCTGCTCGCAGACGGCGGATCGCCCGTCTGGACAGACCCGAACATCGCGTCGTTTCGAGAGGGGCGTGGGCGAAGTTTTGAGAGATTTACGACAATTTTATGTCTTTACCGTTTTCACTTCCATCTGACTAATTGCCTCTATAAAACCTGTCGAAATCTTTGTTTATTTGTGCATGTGATGAAGCTGTCGGCAACACCCCACGTTTGATGTCTGAATTATGTGCGAAAATAGTTATGACGCGTTCGTAAGAACTTTGCTGGATAAACTGTTGAACATTTTTACTCAAAATGAGGAAAGAAACAACGACTGGAACTTTACTGCGGATTGAGTGGGGTTAATTGATGTAGCTAATCACTGAGACAACCGTGACAAGATGTCGATTAACTTTATCTTCTAGTTTTCCTTGAAACACTTGACGTGTACATTGTCAGTCATTGGTGTGGTTCCGAGTGATAAACAGTGCTTTCATACAGAGTGCAGTGTCATAAACAATGAAGTTGACATCGCGCGAAGACGCAGATTCTCAGGAGTACACGATACTGCCTGTGGCCCCACCGCCGCTCATCGCAAAGGCACAGCAGACATTTCTACCGCTGGACATTATTCTTTATCTCGGAAATTTTTTGAATTTTACTGACTACAGAAGTTTCATCCAAGCATTTTGGCCTAATGGCGACGAAGGTGACATTGTTCAGGCAAAATTGTGGGCACTATCCACTCACACGTTAGAAGCTACATTTTCGAATGGAAAACGATTGAAGATCGACTACAACTTCGATCCATCGAGGACAAAAGAATCCTGCGTTCTCATCAGATTGGATTGCTTGTTACCCATATTCGGCAAGGCTGTCCCTTCAGGGATAAGCAAATGGGCAACTATATCAGAGCTATGCTGTTTTGTCGAAAGGAAAGTTCATATGGATGAGTGTTCGAACTATAGCCGAGCTTACTGCGAGTGTCAGCTGATGAAAGACGGCGAAGATTTTTATGGAGTGTTTGTGAAGCCTGCAGTGGACGAATGCGAAAATGGACACTTCCACCACTACTGTTGGGAACACGTTGTTGCGTGGTTGATCATTTATCTGAAGGGTACGATTTTGTTGCAAGAATCCAAAGAACTTTTCAATGAGGAGATCGCCGAGCAGTACGAATTTTTTCCAGAGGACATTCCTTATTTTCAAACTGGCAAACGAGCTACTCAGGAGTTTCTCCTCAAGAATGCTCAAGAAATTGATGTAGCTATTTACGAAAGCGATGATGAATATAAGTTTACAAGTGTGGAGAAGTAGCGGACTATTGTCAACGGCGTGTCCAAGGCACGCAAAAATTAAATTGTAAATATACAATTAATGGATTATGTTCTAAGAACCCTTTTGTATTCCGTAATAAATTAATATTCATCATGTTGGTAGTTTTCTTTCCAAATAACCATTAAGACGGTGCGTAACTGAAATGAACATCTGTGGGTGTAGCTGACTTACGATCCCTTTCAATGCTGTCAGAGTAAATGAGTCTGGACGCAAAAAAATGAGCAACTGAAGCCATTAATGTAGAAGTTTATTGCTACATGATAAATGTATACATCAGCATTTTTCATAGAAGTCATGAAGTAAAAAACAATCATCATAAAATCTATTTTGGAAAAGTAATACAATCAGAAATTCTTTTGAAATAACCATTGAGACGCTGCGTCACTGAGATCAACATCTGTGGGTTCAGCTTATTTACGATCCCTCTCAATGGTGTCAGAGTAAAAGAATCTGGGCACCAACAAATGCGCAACCGAAACCATTAATGTAGGAGTTTATAGCTACATGATACATTTATACATCAGCATTTCTCATAAAAGTCATCAAGTAACAAACAATCGTCATAAAATCTATTCTGGAAAAGTAATACAACAACAAATTCTTTCCAAATAACCATTGAGACGCTGCGTCACTGAGATCAACATTCGTGGGTTTAGCTTATTTACGATCCCTATGAATTCTTCCAGTGAAAATAATATTCAGTTCGTGCTCCATTTTGTGTGGGTATTCATGGTTCGAACACTGGTTCTTCGAGGAGAACGTTCTAAAAAATTCTCACTATTTCTACATGACACATTACTTCCAAGGTATAGAATATCAATTCCAGGATTAACTAATCGACTAAGTGCTCTAGTAATAAATATGTCGACTCACAACAAGATTATGATGAATGGTTGGCTCGAAACTAGAATAAGTGTGCCGAATTGTTTATAAGAGTCATAAAACGAATAAACGTCGTCGTGAATTCATTTTTAATAGGCACAAGACAAATTCGTTCCAAGAAACAATTATTGTAGTTTGCTTTGTAGCTATAATAAATTTTATTTATTTAAGCCTCTTATATAGGAGTCGTAAAGTCAAAATTAATCATCGTTAAATTGAAAACGTAAAGCGTCAACAAATTGTTCCCCACCAACCTTTAACGCGGAGCATTAGAGAGATCAACGTCTGTGGATTTAGGTAATTTACCATCTGTCTTACAAAAAAATAAGTCATAAAACTAAAACCACTATCGTAAACGTCCACTGAAAATGAATTTATGCGTAACAAAAACGTTTCAAGTACCCATTATTGTGGAGTAGTTTGTAGCAACGGGATAAGATCCATTTGATTTCATCCTCTTCTATACAGGCCATGGAGACTCGAACGATCATCATAAAATCTCTTTGAAAAAAGCTCTGCATCAAGTGTTTTATCTAAACAACCAATAACACGCAAAGTCTCTGAGATCAACGTTTGTACGTGTAGATGATCCACGATCCTTTTCAACGCTGCCAAAGTGGATAAAATTTAGTTTCAGACATTTTCTACGTGTGTTTACGATTCAAATGAACGGCCCTTAATTGAATTGATGTGCGTAGGAGTTTGGTTGAAGAAGCCATTAATGTTGAGTAACGTTTATGGCTTCATCCGCGATACAAAAATTTTTGTCGGAATGACAGCTTTACGATCCTACATCGCTACTCCCACGTTAACAGCTGCGAAAGTAACAGCTAATAAGTTTTCCCTTATCTTTAATTGTATCGATGATTCCAACACCTGTTTAACTGATCGTACGTTTCGAGAAAATTGTCCAGTAGGTTCATTTGAATTCGTGGTTCAACTGTCGTTCAATCGTGTCACGAGCTGAACGATGGCGAAAAGAGCTGAAGACTGAAGCGCATGGGCGTGAAGTACAAGTCAGCAATAATTCAATGCATGTCAATCTCTCATATGTTTTAATCAAGGCATCCATCAAGTATGTATGTGTGTATGTTTGACAGAGCAGAAGTTCGTGACAGAGCACATCCCGACGTACATGACCATGTAGCAGCATTAACCATTAAGCACGTCCGTCACGACGTACCAGTATCAACATCGTGCAATGAGATGCAATGGGAGACTCAACCAAGAGAGGCGGTGGCACAGTGGTAGCGTGCTCGGCTCACTAACGAGACTCACTCAACCGATGTAGCAAATATGGCAGCCACAGTGAATAGATACCGAAGTAAGAACTGCTTAGACGAACATCTTTCTGCTGTAACTGCACGTCTTCTTAGTTAAAGCTCAACGGTAACAGGGCATCACTTTGTACCGCGAACACAAAGTTACTACTAGGTCATAAGCAGGCATTGTGATGAATTGTAGCAGAGAATACATGGGCAGGCAGTTACTACTGCCACTGCAACACTACGACATCACATTTTCTACCCGGGTCGTGCCCCTGTTACTTGCACAACAGCGTGAAGCATCTTAAAAATGTCGTGTAATCGACACGTTATCAGCGAATGAAGATAAGCCGCAGGGTGAACGATGTCAGGGGCCTTATCGAACTGTGGTTTGCTGGATAACCCCGTAGACCTCTGCAGGCGGAAGACGTCAAATGGCACATGACAAATGTGTCGTAGAGGATTGCAACTTATCCACATACAAATGGATAACGAAGTGCGAAGGGTGACAATAATGACATCGTTTAAGTGGCCTGTCCGTAGCGAACAGTCCTGAAGATCGAAAGCAGCACCTCTGTCATGACTCAACGACGAATGTTGTTATGACGCGCCCAAACAGCTGCATTAACAACATAAACAGTTGCGTCAAAGACTTTTGGTTGACGTACAATGTGTGTGTGGATGCAATGGTTCACCGTGGGTCCCAAAGATGGCATTTCGTACGATCTTCAAGCCTGGGGAATTATTTTCAAGAATGTCAAACATGTTTGTAGGGTCGCAGCAAATTTCACTGCGAATTTAAGGCTACGTCGACAACGTCGAAACATCGCTTGTCCCTGTTAAATATCGCCTGTTTTTCTAGTTCATTATCGATCCAAACAGTAGATTTTATCGACGCGTTGATGTTCCTGAGATTTTTTTTGTACTGAATTATGTTCCTTTTGTACTGAATGATGTTCCTAAGATTTTCTTTTGCACTGAATGATGTTCCTGAGATTTTTTTTTGTACTGAATAATGCACAGCAAGTTTTTATGTCGTTTTTTCCAGACGTCTAGTGACGTGCGTACATTATACCGATGTTCAATGATTGATGGGAACATTTGAAAATCAATAGGGGCATACACAGAAAAATGAGGCGGCCATTGATGATTAATACGTATTAATTCAAATTTAGGAATGCATTACAAATAGTTAGAGTATAAAATAGACCGATATGGCGACTGACCGGTCATGAGATAACGACTTGATGTGCAAGACGTATCGGTTATCCGCTTCAGATACAGTAACTCGAG